GGGTCCTACAGTACCTTTTTTGTTCGAGGCCGCTACGGGCGGGGGGCTGTAGCCGCTGCGAGGCGGCGACGTGTTAAGTAAATAGATTATGCTTTCGCGCTTGGAATCGTAGCGCGTCGGCATAGAAAGCGGGCTGCATTCTTAAGGCTTCGTCGAAGGCAGGCTTTAGCCATGGGTTCTTAGGGATTACTACAGACTCGCGGGTCATATCGTGGACCATCTTAATTTTAGGTCGACGCTTGCCGCCGATAACTTTAAAGATACCCTTACTCTTACCCAGGTCCAGGAAGACGTATTTACGGCCTGTGGCCGCCGCCTGCTTGATAGCTACTAAGTTACGTTGCTTACGGCTGGTACCCTTGCTACGGCGCTTAGATAGCTGTATCTGGGCCATAGTATTAGCCTTACGCGGTAGCCTGGTCCGTGGTTGGCCGTTCTCGCCCTGGCCTGCAGAGTAAGACGTCGCTATCTGTACGCCCTCCTTACCGGTCTTAGACTTGATAGCCCCGAACTCCTGGTCTTCCATGTAATCAGCAATAGAGCCCACAATGGCCTCCTGTCTCGATATCTGTAGCGTCTTAGCCTGGTCTACCTGGATACTTTGGGCTGTAAACCGATTACGGTTAACCATGGATTCGCGTACGTCCGCCTGGGCTATTGCTCGGGCTGCGAACGCTGAGTCGTTTAACGTCTTACGAGTAGCAAACGGTACGGACTTCCTAGCGAAAGTCTTAAGGTCGTCTTCTAGTTTTCTAACATCATTTGTATTTATGGCGAACATAGTATCGGCCCTCCTAGCTACTAATAATACCACACGGCGCCGGACAAGCCAGACCCCAGACAAACCCCTCGAATACCCAGCGCTACGGGGTGGCTACAGGCCGCTAAACGTAACGGCTACATCTCTTTTACCTAATTACCCCTTATTTTATTAATTAGTAGAGATTATATATATAGTATAGTACAGCATAGTATGTATACAGATATAACAATCATACATATATAACGTATTATAACGTATTAATATCTATAAACAGTTTCCGAGTACGGGTTATATGGGTAAAACCTACGTACCCCGCGCCGTTACTGGTGTCCCGTACAACCCCCCACACTATCGGGGTGGGCTGGATATAGCTAAATGTATTACGTTTGCATAAGTTGTTAGCGGTTATTTACTATGTTATACTGCCGCTAACAACTTACAAGAGGATAGAAGAACATGAGTTTTATTAAATACACCCGCTTCGACGGGGCCGCTAGCCGCTACCCGCTAGATAAAATTACCGCTACAACACGTAGAACAAACAAATATGACGTTAACGACGGCCCCGCTTGCTCCGCTTGTGTACCGTTCCAGTCAATGACCCGGGAGGCGCATATCCGGTTTACTAAGAACGACCACTGTTCGCTATGCGCTGATATGGACGCCTTCGACCTATTTAATATGCTTAACCACCTGGAGCTAGAAGTCGGCGACAATGTGGTTTTACCTACCGTGGTCGGCGGTCGTATAACAGCGACTTACCGGAATGCTTCGCTAGGTCGTGAGTTATCCAGCGAAACGCTAGCAATGTACCGGGAAGCGGTCGTCGTGCTGTATGGCGAAAGCTGTAACGTCGATTGTCTACCGTCCCCGCCGAGTTCACCTTCGGAAGCTACGGAGCGCGGTTTTAAACACTACTTACGCCCTCAATGCTGCCGCGACTGCGGTTCGGTAGGCTTACGTATAACGGACGATAGTAAGTGTTATTTTTGCGAAAGTGAGAAGCGCGCACCGTCACCGCGCCAGCAAGCCATAGCAAACGGTGATACCTGGTACACGCCTAACGAGCCCTGCACTAAGTGCGGGGAAATAGCCGAACGTAGGGTTAACGACGGTAAGTGTAAAGGCTGTAAGCCTGCGGTAGATAGTAGGGCGACGCCTGATTCTATAATGATGGAAGAAAGCCCTAATTTAGTTGTAGCAAGAGAAGACGCGCGTAGCTTTGGGTTTAAGGTATATAGGACTGGTGAAGCATGTAATAAAGGCCACACGGGTTTTAGGTATGTATCGACCGGTAATTGTATCGAGTGCATTAAAAAGGGGCGCTAGGCCCCCTTAGTTTTTTATCAATGCGGCGGCGTCTACGAGCCTGATAAATTCCAGCCCGTTAACGTGGAGCGGGTCGTCGGTATCGCTAAGTAGTGCGTCTTTTACTAAGTTAGCCAGGCATTCCGCCACCGGTAAACCCGTCGTTATGCTGTTTAAGAGTAACGCTTCCTTAAGTTCGTTATCGTCCATTAGTAGCCGTCCTCTAACTCTCGTTTAAGCGCTAGTTCTTCCTGGCGCACTTCCCGCTTACGTCGTGTTTCGCTAGTCTGGCGGCGCTCGTTACGCTTACGTATCTGGTCGGCTGTTACTTCGTCGACTACTTGCATTGTTTTAACTCCTGGCGAATTTTAGCGATATGTTCTTCCGGTTTTTTAGGGTGCGGGTCTTCGTCCTTAACGTCCCAGCGATAGCCGCACGTACAGACGTTTTCGTCACCTTCCCGCCATTGCTTACAAGTAGACATACCACACCCCCCTATAGCGGATACAGCGCTTTACGTACGGCGCGCTATGTTCTTCGAATGCCCGGCGTAATACGTCGCCCAGGCTGCTAGATTTTAGCCACATTGGTAGCACTCCTCTTTAGCGGGGCAATTATGGAAACACGCTTCGCAACCTAGTTTTTCACCGAAACACGACGGGCGCCCCGCCTGCTCCATTTCGATAGAGCGCCTAATCGACGCTATCGCTTCGTTCTTATCCTGGATACTATCCTTAACGCCCCGCTGGCCTGGTGCTAGGCATTTCTTAACGCCGTGGGCCATGGCAGGGCAAGTTACGTTAAACGCCTTAAGCACGTCGTACACGTCGACGAATACGCCCGGTTTAATCTCTCGCTGGTATTTATTGGCGGGGGTCGTTTGCTTAACCAGGTCTGGCCGGCAATGCTCACAACTACAATTAGGGTTTTGCATTTTCTCACAATTCATAATTTCACCTTACAGGTAACAGAAAGGCGCCCGTAGACGCCTCGTTATTAATTGGTTAAGTCGTAAAACTTGCCGTAGCTTATAGCCTCGAACGACCCTGGTATTACTACCGGCTTCTTACTACTTTCGGTATCTTTAGGGATTGCTATAACGATATTTTCGCCAGCCATACCCCCAAAGCTACTAATCATAGCGGTACCGAAACCTTTAGAACCCGGGCCACCTAGGCCGCAATGTTTAACCTTAAAATATTCGTGGATAATCCAGTCCTGGAAGGTTAAGCACTTCGATAGCTTATCGTTCGCCAGGTCCATAGCCGCGTTAAAGTCCTTACCGGCTTTACTGTTCATTTTACCGCGTACACATATAACCCGCTGGCCTTCGTAGTAATCACGGGAACAGATTTTTATATGGGCGTTCTTTTGGACCTCATGGTCTCGCGGGAACACCAGTTCGCAAATGCTGTTAGGTTCACCCCAGTTAGAAGACTCACGCCAGGCGATAGCGCCGGTAGTTTCGAGTAATTCTTCCTGGGCGGCTATACGCATTCCCCCGAATTTTTCCTTATGTATTTTTTGCGCTTCGGCCGATACTTCTTTATTAACTAAATAATAATTGTAGTGTGCTTCGTTTTCCATGCGTGGTTACTCCTCGTAGCCGATAGTAATTTCGATACTAGCCGGCGGGTTAGTTGGCAGCGCCGCGCGCTTAATGTAAACCGTAGGGATTGGCGCTTCTGGGGAAGAATCCCCGTAAACGTGCGTTCCTTTGGTCGATTTGGTTAACGTCATTTTTATAACTTCTTGCTGTTGTGCCATTTCTAAGGCTCCTTAAGAATGTCTAACGTCGGATAGAGATACCGCAGGCCCGAACTCCGCGTTTACTCTCTCGGGCTTAATAGAGGCCGCCAGGGTATTCAAAGCGTCGGCGTTCTTACCTAAAGCCTGAGCTATGGCGGCTACGCTATCTTTAAAATTTTCGTCTTGCTTAAAAGCGTTTTGCCCTACATGGCAGTTTTGAACTACTGCGCCTTGTTCGGTTTTACTTTGGTTAGATTCCAGGTTATCTATGTACGCCTGCGCCCATTTAGGTAATTTTGTTGTATCTCGCATTTTTGTAACTCCTATTTGTTAAGTTCCAGGCAACTATACGCCCTATTGACGACGCCGTCAACATAGAATAGTAATTATTTTTTAAGCGTCGTTAAATGCCAGAAACCACAAAAGCGGCAAGCATACGGCCGGAGCTTTCGCCCCGACTTTCTGGCCTTGCCTAACTTTTTGGAGAAGTGGCGCCGCTGGGTCGCTATATAGTTAGCATGGTCTACCGCGTCGGCTTTAGTGGCGTACGGTATCTTTTGACACATTCTTATACCTCTCGTACTCGCCGAAATAATATTCCGCTGCTTTAAAATCCTCGTCGGCCATGGCGGCGCGGTATAGCTGGTACGACTCGGCCGCCTTCTTCTCGTAATAGTCTTTAAACAGCATTAAGTCACCTTAAACACTTCGGCCGCGTTACCAGTTGGTACCGTTTGCGCGCCCTGGGCTTCCTGGTAGATACGGGCCACTTCTGCAGGCGCCGTTATGTTAGCGTTAATATGGCCGTTACGAATGAATAAGCGCGATTTCTTACCGTCGTCCATAGGGATAGGATTATTAACACGACCCCCAGTTAACGCCGGGTGCCAGTCGTAACCTAAAGACTGCAGTAGTTCGCGTCGCTTGTTATGTGGGATTGAACGGGTCGCGTGTATCGTTTGGAGCAACCTTTCGACTGCTACCGAAGATATCCAGCCGCCGGCAAAGCCTGGGCGTCCTTCTTCTACTGCTTCTAAAATCTCCTGCTCGATACCACCCATAGACGCGGTTAGCGCTTCGCTGGTGCTGCTAGTTTCTGGGGCTCTATGGCAAGCGCCGGCCGGGTTAAGTTCGTCCGGTATTGCATAGTTAGCCAGGTAGTCGGCCACAATGGCGTAGCCGTCACCCTTAAGCCAGTTGTATAGCTCCGGGAAATAGTTACCGTCCATACCGTCGCGGGCCAGGTCTGTATCTAACTGCTGGGCCGAATAGAATACGGCGAAGCGTCGGTCGTTACGTGTCTTACGGATAGCGTCCTTATGGTTACTATTTAGGATAAAATTAGCGTAATTATCGCCCATTACTTGCGCCTGCTGCATTGCACGTTTAGCCAGGCGGTTATTAGTAATCATAGGCTTTAATACTTCGATAATTTCCTTTTTATGGTCCGGGACGTAAACGTCTTCTACGCCGATAAATATTTTATTAAACAGCCATTCGTTAAACTTCTCGGCTATCTCATTCGACGGCGGTAAGTGCGTATAGCGGTCGCCGATAGCGAAAGCCACGCAACGAGTAAACAGCGTTTTTCCGTTACCTTCGACGCCCTGGATAAGTGGAGCCCATTGGAATTTAACGCCTTTATGCTGAATACAGGCCGCCATATACGCGAGTAATATTTCCTGGTCTCTCGGCTCCGGCAATATCTTAGCCAGGTGCATAAGGAACGGCGTAGCGTCGCCAGGTAAGCGCGGAGTCTCTACCGGTAGGTAAGCGTTAACCAGGACGCGGCCGTCTTCTTTAAGTAGCGACCCGGGGGCTTCTAGTGGGCGGAATGCCATAGCCTCGGCTTTCGGATAGCGTACGATTTGCGACTCGGTAAACGCCTCCCAGGCCTTACGGGTGACCTTATCGCCTCCGTCGTCTAACTGGAAGCTATAACCGCCGTATGTGGCGTTAAACTGCTCCGACTTTAGTAGCGAACCGTTCGGCGTAAATACCCGGTGTAATTCCTGGATATAGACGCACCCCTTAAAATATTCGATTTGCTGGTTAGCGCCTAAGTATTGGTACCCGCTCAATATCTCCGGGCCTTCTACGGTATTACCCAGGGGCGCGGCTGCTGTTTCGATTGGCGTAAGTACCTGGCGTAATTCTTCGACACTACGGTCCTTATTATCTAACCAAAATTTAGCCGTAGGGACCTTACAAAACATTTCGATAAGTTCTACTTCGCCCTGGCATTCCGCCAACTTAGTAGCGCGTACGTTAGTCGCGTAGTCTCGCTGAGGGTCGCTGGTGGCTCGTAGTCGAACGCCGCCGAATTTCTGGGCGATACTGTCGTCGACTTCTTTAACGGAATATACGACCTCCTGCAGTGACACGGCGCGGGTAATTGTACGGATAAGGTAGTCTTCCCGCTCCCACTTATCACGAACCAGGCCGGAACGTCGCATTAGGTTAAGCATTCGTTCGCAATTGTTACCGGTCCAGAATGCTAAATGCTGGGCGAGTGCCGCGTCGGCGCTACTACCGTCGTACGTACGGTTACCTTCTGGGTCTGGGTAGGCTTTAGCGAGGACGTCTTCGTCGCATTCCCATAGGTGGCGGAAAGTCGCCCGGTCACCAAAAACAGCGCCCCCGCCGCCAGTCTTAAGCGCGCGGTCGATAAGCTCGTCGTCGTCTTCGGTACCGGTCCATTCTGCCGTAGGCTCGGTAGTCCAGTCCTGGTCCTTAGTCGCTGCCTTTGGCGGAAAGTAGCTATTAATTAACCCTGGTAAGTGCTGCGAGTAATCTAGGCCAGCGGTACCCATGGCGTTAATACCGGTAAGCGCTACGAATCGGCCTTCGGTATAGAGTTCCAGGCCTAACGCTATATTCTTACAGGAATGGTCCGGCGCTACGCCTTGCCCGAATATGTGGAGTCCTCGGCCAGACTGCGATACTTCTACAGCGGCGCCAGGTAAGCGCGCCAGGATATCCATAGCAACGGGCGACCAGGTCGTATTATCCGCGTTTAAACACTTATCTAAATCCACAAAGAAGAACGGGTCGTTAGGTGTAAACAAGAACCCGACGCCGTAGTCTGGTCCGCATGACTCCGCCAAAGCGATGGCGGTAGCCGCGTCCGTCATACTGGCCGGGTCGTTTTGCCAGTCTGAGCCCTTCGGGTACGCCATACACGTAATAGGGCTTATAGGGAATTTTTTATTAGCCTGTTTAACTTCATCCCACACCAACTTAAATAATATAAACTGCTTATACGCTGCTAGAGGCTGCAGCGCTTCCGGTAGGTTTTGCATAGAACGCCCCTAGTAATTAGCTAATAATGTAGCGGCTTCCGCTTTCAACCCGGCCGGCGCTTTCTTAGCGTGGTCGTCCCCATTTGCTAGCCCCTGGGCGATAATTTCCGCGATACCTTGCTTAATAGCCCGGCGCATTACGGCCGTTTTAAGTTGGTTCATAGTGCCGAAGTAACGAGTAACCAGGCCCATAGATACGCCGGCGGATTCCGCTATCTTATCGCGGGTAATTTTGTTATAGCCTGATACTTTAGCCATGGCTACCGCTATGTTAAGGATATGGTCCTTACGTAATTCCGGGTTAGCGCGGGTTTTACTTACCGAGTGCGCTATCTCCTGGATATTTTCGAGTTTCAATTCCTCGACAAAGTCGGAGAAATTACAGCCCATAATATGCGGGAACGAACCGTCCGGAATACCGGCACGTTCGCATAACTCGCGGCGGGATAAGTTAATTAGGCCTTCGCCTTTAACCATACAGACCGCTACTTCTTTTACCTGTTCGCGTTGTTTCATTGCGTTAATTTCCTGTTTGTTTAATGCGTAATTTGATAGCGATACTAACCCGTAGTGACGTCGCCGTCAATAGAGAATATAAAATCGCTAAAGACGACCCGGTCTTCGCCAGGCCCATAAATTGCCATTCGCTTAGAGCGTTTAACGTCCGGTTCGCCCATTGCTGCGACCACATCGTCGAGGCTTTCGAAGCCCGCGTCGGTTGACGGCCCGGAGCATTGCTTCGTAGAGTTTTTAAAGGGTGTAACGTAAATAGTCATATTAGAGGGTTCCTACCGAATTAGCGAAGGCCGCGTCTCCGCCCATGCTCGCTACAAGGTTTAAAAAATTAAGTTGCGCTTCTTCCCGTTTGCTGCCTGAGTAACCCCAGTTAGCGGCCTTAACTTCCCGGGCGATAAACTGCCCGATTACCTGGCCTACGTGGTTTTGCTGGATAAGTAGAGGCCGTATCCCTATCAAATCGCTAGACTTTATAAGGTCGTTCATTTGCTTAGAGTCATTAGCGAGCCCATAGCGAAGGAAGCTACCGTCTTCGGTATACGTGCCGCCTACGTTATTCCGCCAAACCCTGCAGCCCTTTTGTGTAGCTTCCAGGCGTATACGTGTCTGGATTGCGCCTTCCGATTCGATAGCCAGGGCCGACGGCTGCGGGTCCGTATTAATAAGCCCAAATTCCCGGCGTAAATCCTCTACCGCTTCGTACGGTATTCCGTGTTTAATTGCCCATTGTGTTAAGTTCATTTGCAAACCTCCGCCGGCCATGCGCCAGCCTTAACCATTTCTTTACAGTGCTTAGACTGCGCGACTCCGTCTTCGTAATCCATGGTACTAACTACGGCGAACGATATTATAAGCACTACCGCGACCGCTATTCGTTTTAACCTAGCCATTGGCTAACCCCCCTAAATGCTCGTTAACTAATCCTGCCAACTCGATAGCGTCGGAGGCCTTAAGTGTCTGGGCGGTTAATACGTCCGTCCCGAATTTAAAGTAAAACCGTCGGTAGCTTTCGCTATCGCTACGACCCTGGGCGCGCTGATACCCAGCCCACCAGGCAATAGAGCCCCGTAACGCTTCCTGGGCTTCCTGGGTTGCTACGTGTCGCTTAACGCCGGCTAATTGGCACACCAGCGGGGTATACTTCTTCGCCAGTTCGTGCCGGTAGGCTTCCGGGTGCATATCGACTTTTTCAATTTCCCCGCGCATAGCGGCCAGGGCTGCCGGGTCCAGTTCGATAAGGTCGCCGTCTACTTGCTCCGGCCCGCTCCTGGCGGCTGGCGCCATAATGTGACCGCAAAACGGGCAAGCGTTATAAATGCGTTCATATACTGCCGTACACTTAGGGCAAGCGCGGACCGGTATAGCGTCCGAGGCTTTAGACTTACCGCGTTTTTCCCTACGGTCGAGGGTCCATTCTCTACGGGCGTCTGGTAGTCCGTGGCGCTCTACGTTACCCACATGGTCGATAATTAAAGCGAATAATTTACCGTCGAGTAGACGAAGCGCGCGTCCGAATTGCTGGACGTACAAGGCGTAAGATTCGGTAGCCCTTGCCATAGAAACGACTTCGATAGCCGGAAGGTCGAAACCTTCCCCGAATAAATCCACATTGACAAGCTGTAGTAATTCGCGGTTCTTAAAGCGGCGTAGGATAGCGATACGTTCGGCGTCTGGCGTCTTGGCACTAACGACGGCTGCAGGCACCCCGGCGGCGTTAAATTGGGCGGCTATTTCCGTAGCGGTTTCGACGCTATCCGTAAAGGTAACCCCGAGTTTACCAGGCGCTATCCTTTGGTAGTGGGTGACAACGTCGCCGACGATATGGGACTTTTTAACCGCCGCTTTTAACTTGACGTGTCCGAAGTCACCGGTAGCGCCGATAGCGTCCGCGCCAGGTCTTACGAAGTCGGAAGGCGGAGCGAAGACGCGGTATTCTGTAAGGAACCCCATATCGATAAGGCCGCGCATTCCGGGGCCTTCGACCATGATATCGAACAGCCCGTCGACGTGTCGGCCGAGGCCTTTACCGTCGGCGCGTAGTGGCGTAGCTGTCACCCCCAGACCCTTAGCGTTCGGGAACATTTTAAACGCTGTACCCCATTTATTTGACTCTAATACGTGGTGGGCCTCGTCCTGGACGCATAGCGTAACGGACTCTAACCAGCCGTTTAACTCGTCGCCCCGTCTAACCAGGGTATCTACGCCGGCCACCGCACAAGTAGAAGAAGGGTCGTAATAACTAGCGCCTACTTCTAACATGTGGAGATTAACGCACAATTTAACGACCGACTTAGGCCCTATAATGCGGTGGCGGACTTTATCCCGGGCCAGGGCTAACGATATCTGGCTTACTAATTCCTGGCGGTGGGCTATCGCACAACTAGCGCCCCGGTGGTCGTGGATAATATCCGAGAATAGGACGGTTTTCCCTGCCCCCGTAGGAAGTACGGCCAGCACATTAACGAAGCCTTGGTCCCAGGCGTCGTATATGTCCTGTTTCGCCTTCGCCTGGTACGGCCTTAAGTGGGTAACGGCCCGACTAACTGCCGTAGCTATTTTCGTCTGTACTGGCAACATTTATTAGCCCTCGGCTACCGCGTTAGTAAGTAGGTAGTCGGATTTACCGGCGCGCTTAAAAACTTCTGTCTTAAAGGCCTCGCACATTTTAAGCAGGGTTTCGGGCGGTACTTCTGCTAATAGGAACTGGCGAGTATATAACGTCGGGGCTATCCATTCGTTAGAAGGTACCGGGGCCTGCTGCGGATACTGGGAATGGGCGACGGCACACGGAGCGGGGCGATTCTTAAATCGGTCTTCTTCGTTAACCATATCTGGGACCTTAAAACTTTCTAATTTAATACTTACATTTGATTCAATCATTTTTAAAACCTTGATTATTTGTTGTTGACGGGGGGAACATTACGCTATATTATCCATACCGTCAACCACAAAATAGGAAACCGACACAATGAAAACGATTAGTTTAACCGTCCCTATGGACTATAACGCTTTAACCCGCGCTAGCGATATGTTACACGGCCTAGCTATTGATTTAAGCAAAGAGAAACCCGCCCCGGTAGTTACTGGCCCCGGTGCTTCTTCTACTGCAGCCGACGACCAACATATCGCGGCGCCAGAAGAACAGCCGACCCCCGCTCCTGCTCCTGCTCCTGCAGTAACTACCGAACCAGCGGCTACGGAAGTATTCGCGGCCCCAAACGCCGACACTGTAGCGAGTGCAACGGAACAGCCGGCGGAATCTGTCCAGCCTGCAGCGCCGGCCGAGTCTGTCACGGTTGCGGAACCTGTAACAACTGCTGCCGCTCCGGCTGGCGTCGAAGTTGATAGCGATGGTTTACCCTGGGACCATAGAATCCACGCTTTAGGCGCTGGCGGGGCTCATAATAAACTTAAGAAGACCCAGCAATGGAAGAAGAAGCGAGGCGTAGACGCTGCCCTGGTAGCCGAAGTAGAAGCCGAACTCCGCGCCGCTATGTCTGCGGGACCCGCTAACCCAGTGGTTACCGAACCAGCGCCAGCGGGAAACGCTGCCACGGCTGCGGTAGAACCTTCGCCGGCTCCTGCTTCCCCTGCGTCACCGGCTGCAGCCCCGACTACTGCGGCGGCTGCTGTCCAGCCTGCTAGCCCTGCGCCAGCACCGGCACCAGCGGGCGGTACTACGACGTTCCCGGCATTAATGGCGGCTATCACTGCTAACGGTATCGACCAGGCGGCCGTAACTGCTGCAGTAAACGCGCAAGGTTTACAAGCCTTACCACTATTAGCCGCACGTCCGGACCTTATCCCGGCGGTAGCTGCAGCCCTGGGGGTGTAATAATGTCCCATTCCATTTTACCGCCGTCGTCGGCTGGTATTTGGGGTAAGCCGGACGGTTGTACGGGTTGGGTCTTAATGGCCCAAACTTACCCGGAGACCGAAGAATCCGTCGAAGCCCGCGAAGGTACCGCGTCGCACGAAATAGGCGCCGAGATTATTACGGACGCCCAGACTAATACCCGCCAGCGCCATACGGCTAAGGATTGGGTCGGGATTACCGCTTCTAACGGGGTATTACTTACCGAAGAAATGTTCGACGCTGCCAAAATGTACGCCGACGACGTTATTAAGGTAATGCGTAGTACGGGCGTATTCGGCGGGCCTAATATTCGTATCGAACAGCGCGTCGAGATTCCCATGGTACACGAAATTAACTGGGGTACGCCGGACTGCTCTATCTATCATAAAGCTAAAAATACACTATACCTTTGGGACTATAAGTTCGGTTTCGAGGTTGTAGAAGCGTTCGAAAATTGGCAAGCGATAGACTACGTAGCCGGCTTACTGGACGAACTGGAAATTAACGGCCACGTAGACCAATTTACTAAGGTCGTTATCCGTATCGCCCAGCCGCGAGCATTCCACCGCGACGGACCTATCCGCGAATGGGTTGTCCTGGCGAGTGAGTTACGGGCGCATATCAATATTTTACACGGTAACGCTCATAAAGCACTAGGACCGGACGCGGAGTTCCATACCGGTAACCATTGTAAGCACTGCCCTGGGCGCCACGCTTGCGAGCCAGCACTTAAAGCCGGTCTAGGTATGTACGAGTTAACCGCTAAACCGGTACCCGTGGAATTATCAGCGGAAGCCCTGGGCGTTCAACTAGCGATAGTTAAGCGAGCCCGTAAACAGTTGGAATATTTAGAGTCCGGATTCGAAGAACAGGTTAAGGGGCTTATACGTTCCGGCTCCCTGGTATCGGGCTGGGCGGTAGAGCAAGGCTTCGGCCGTGAAACCTGGGGTAAACCTATAGCGGAGGTTATAGCCCTGGGCGATATGCTCGATTTCGACCTTAGAAAACCCGTCGACGCCATTACGCCGAACCAGGCTAGAAAATTAGGTATTGACGACGCCGTCATTACGGCATATAGTACAACTCCTCGAACCGGTATTAAAATAGTCCCGGATAATGGTAACAAAGCTAAACAGGTATTTAAAAAATGAGCAATCAAAATTTAACGCAAATCTTAACCCCGGTCGGTCGTCTAGTACAAGGTGACTGTTTCGAACCTCAAACTACAGACGCGGAAGGTAAACCGCTTCTAATTAAAAATGGCCCGAACGCCGGCCAGCCTCGCGTAGAGTATTTTATGGCTATCGCGGTACCAAAAACCGACGCCGGATATAACGAAGTATGGGCGGCCATCCATGGCGTAGCCCGCGCGGCCTTCCCGTCGCTGTTCGACGCTTCGGGTAACTGTATTAACCCTAAGTTCGCTTTTAAGGTAACGGACGGCGATAGCCAGGTCCCGAACACTAAAGGTACGAAACCTTGCGACCGTGAAGGCTTCCCGGGTAACTGGATTATGAACTTTAGCGGCGGCTTCGCTCCTAAGTGCTACACGGCTGGCGGTGCGGAACTGATTACAGACCCTAATATGCTTAAGCGTGGTTATTTTATCCGTATCTACGGTAGCGTTAAGGGTAACGGGTCAATGCAGCAACCGGGTATTTTCCTTAATCACTCTATGGTTGAACTGGTAGGCTACGGCGAAGAAATACATAGCGGCCCAGACGGCGGTAGCGTATTCGGCGGCGCTCCTGCGACGAATTTACCAGCGGGCGCAAGTGCTACGCCTTTGGCTAGTTCTGCCCCTATCGCCCAGGCTGCCCCGGCTCCTGCAGCGGCACCAATGCCAGGCGCGGCGGCTGCTCCTGCCCCTATGGCTGCGCCAGCGGCGGCCCCTGCTCCTAGTAATGTACAACCGGCCCCGGACTTCCTTAACGGTCCAGGCGCGGCGGCTCCTGCTCCTGCAGCGGCGCCAGCACCCGCACCAGCGGCGGCCCCGGCTCCTGTAGAAGTTAAGTACCTGGACGCTAACGGTACCGCATTTACCGAAGCGCAACTCCTGGCCGCTGGGTATCAACCGGCACAAATCCAGGCACTAGCGCGCGCTTAATTGCTCCCAACCTTTGGCCCGCTTCGGCGGGTCTTTTTTGAGGTAATAATATGTATTTCTATAAAGAAAAGGGTAAGCAAGTCTTAGACCTTCGCGGCGACCTGGTCCTTACGCATAACGACGCGCTAGTTAAAGGCCGCGTTAAGAGTGCGGCGCCTGCCAGTGTTAAGAATGCTAAACGTATCGAAGATATCGCTAATATGGGCTTCGTACGCAAGGTTAAGGCCACATTCGCCGCTATCCGGTTTATCTGGGGCGAGAACCAGGCGCTAACTAAAGAAACAATCGATAACGAGGGGTTATAAATGCAAGTAATCTACCACCCCGAAAGCGATAGCTATTTCCCTGGTAAGTTTTCCGAGCCAGACGCCGCCCAGGGGTGCGTAGTTGTCGACCCGTCGAGCATTCCAGCTTACACCCGTTTACCTTCGGGCTGCGGGTTTTCTACCGTACTCCCGGATATGGACTTCGAGACCTATAGCGAAGCCGGCTACTACTTCGACGAAACCGCTAAGAAGTGGAAGTCGATAACGAAGTCGCCGCCACATGGTATCGGAGCCGTAGGCGCTGCAGCATACGCCGAACACCCTTCGACCGAAGTATTAAGCCTGGCGTATAACCTTAAGGACGGTTTAGGCGCTAGATTGTGGCTTCCAGGAATGCCGCCTCCTACCGAACTATTCGACCATATCGCCGCCGGTGGTTTACTCGAAGCCTGGAATAGCGCCTTTGAGTGGCATATCTGGGAAAACGTCTGTAAGCGTATGGGCTGGCCCCCGTTACCCTATTGGCAATTACGCGACGCCATGGCTAAGTCTCGCGCCTTTTCGCTACCTGGCGCGCTGGGTAAAGCCGCTAAGGTCCTGGAAGTTTCCGACCAGAAAATCGACGACGGTAAACGCCTCCTTAATAAATTTAGTAAGCCACGTAACCCGACGAAGAAGGACGACCGCCGACGTATTCGACCAGAGGAAGACCACGAAGACGGGGCTAAGTTATACGACTATAACCTCGGCGATATTAAATCGGAGTCGGCCGTCTCTGCAGTAATTCCGGACCTAAGTAGCGACGAGTTAGAATTATGGCTCTTAGACCAATGTATTAACCTTCGCGGCGTACATATCGACGGCGACGCCCTTAGTAATTGCCTGGCGATAGTAGAACAGGCTAACGAAATGTATACGGCCGAATTAGTGGCGCTTACTAATGGAACCGTTAAAGGTGCCGGCGAGATAGCGAAGATAACCGGCTGGTTAGGCGCTAACGGCGTCCACATGGCAAGCCTAGACGCGGAACACGTAGCGCAAGCATTGAAGCGCGACGACCTACCGCCAACCCCTAAACGGGTCCTACAGATACGCGCGTCCCTGGGCGCTGCCAGTGTTAAAAAATTGTTCGCTATCGACCGCCGACGTTCTAACGACGGTAGGCTCCGCGACCTTTTCGCTTTCTGCGGTGCGGACCGTACAGGCCGTTTCGCTGGCCGTGGACCCCAGCCGCAAAACTTACCGAATAGTGGTCCCATGGTTAGACGTTGCGACCCGGTTAGCGGCTGCGGTAAACATTACGGCCCCCACTTGGATAACTGCCCCTGGTGCCAGACCCCGGAATCATTTAGCGAGCCGGCCGAATGGTGTATCGAAGCCGTAGAAGACGCGCTCCTGGTGATTACCTCGCGTAAACTCCAATGGGTCGAGCATTACTTCGGCGACGCTGTAGCGGCTGTTTCTGGCTGCCTCCGTGGATTATTTAGCGCGGCGCCTGGTTGCGACTTCCTCTGTTCGGATTATTCCGCTATCGAAGCCGTGGTTTTAGCAATGCTAGCCGGCGAACAATGGCGTATCGATGTATTCCGGACCCATGGCAAAATATACGAAATGTCCGCCGCTAAAATTACCGGTATCCCGTTCGAAGAATTCCTTAGCCATAAGGAAAAAACCGGCGACCACCACCCTATGCGGAAGAAAGTAGGAAAGGTAGCCGAACTAGCGTCGGGGTACCAGGGCGGCGTAGGTGCCTGGAAAGCTTTTGGCGCTGATAAACACATGGATAGCGACGACGAAATTAAACAGGCGGTACAGGCCTGGCGTAAAGAGTCGCCGAACGTCGTTAAGTTCTGGTACGGATTGGAAGACGCGGCCGTCGCTGCAGTACAAAACCCGGGCCACTGCTACACGTACAACGGCATTACGTACGGCGTTAAAGACGACGTCCTCTACTGCCAATTACTTAGCGGCCGTAAGCTATCTTACCACCAGCCGAGATTACACCCGGACGTAACGCCATGGGGTAAACAGGTCCTTAAACTTACGTATATGGGCTGGAACTCCGACTATAAAAAAGGCCCTACCGGCTGGATGCGGTTAGATACGTACGGCGGGAAACTTTGCGAGAACACCGTCCAGGCGACGGCGCGCGATATACTTACGTATGCCCTAAAGAACGTCGAACGCGCGGGCTATGCTGTTGCCTTGCACGTACACGACGAGATAGTTAGCGAAGTCCTGGAAGGCACCGGGTCGGTAGAAGAATTCGAGCGCATTATGGCAACTATGCCGCCGTGGGCCGAAGGCTGGCCGATACGTGCCGCTGGTGGCTGGCGCGGTAAACGATATAGGAAGGATTAATTATTCATGCAATTACTACCAGGCGACGTTATTAAATTGGGCTGGAATGGCGCTAAACATCTGGGCGACGAAACAGTCGCCTACGAACAGGTAAGAGTAGAAGCGGCCGGCGCCGATTGGATAGTCGTACGTACGGAACGGGGCGAATCATTGGCGGCCACGTTCGCGCCTTACGCTCCGTTAATAAGCCATTCAACGATAATTAAGGTACTTAAAGGATGAGAAAATATACCGAGGTCCAGAAGCGGGTATTAAAGAGAATAGCCGGCGGCGCGAAAATAAAAGCATATACGCCAGCACATGGCCGCCAGTGCTTCGAATCTAACGAAGACGGCCTTAGGGGCGTTTTATACTTAACTTTAACCATGCGTTCACTACGGGATAAAGGCGCCGTACTTTGCCTGGATAACTGCGAATGTATGATTACCGAAACCGGCCTTAAAGCTGCAGGCCTAAATAATCCGATAGAGGAATAAAATATTATGAAAAATTTTAAGTTTAAATTTAGTTACGTTTCGCCTAGCTGCAGAATGTCCGGCGACGGGACCTGTAAAGCGGAAGGTATCGACCAGGCTCTCGACGTTGCTAAAAAAGGCGTAGCGGGTGACCTAGGCGCGGACCCGGTTAATGTGAATATCCTATCTATGCGGGAGTGTAAGCCACGTAAGAAGGCGGTCACAAAATGAGAACTTTAGACGAAATTACTACGGCGGTACGACGTGCCGGGCCCGTTACGACCGAGGAATTAACCCTCGCTATTTGTGCGTATGACGTGCTGCTCTCGAAGTTGAAAGTAGAGAATAACCCGACGCAATTACAAGAATATTTCGTCGCTGGTGATAACGACCCGGCGGCGTATATAGGGCCAGCAAACGACCCCAGGAACGCGGAGTCGGTACACTGGCATAAAACCATGATAGGGGGTCGTTAAACCGTGGAATTGTTCCGCCTGCGGCACCGGTATCCTAGTAGAAAACGACTACGAGCCGGAAGGCTGCTGTAGTGGGCGTGAATGTGGCTGTATGGGCCGGGAAATTAACCCGGTGTTCTGTACGGACTGCGAAAACAAATTATTTAAGAAGGTATAACCACATGGCTAAAGTAGATTTAGATAGACTTAAAACAGCGGTCGAAACTGGGGAAGAAAAATTCTACCATGGCGACGTACGCGAAGGTATGCTCGAAGCATTGGAAGAACTGGCAGAAGCCAGGGAACAATTAGACGAAATTAAGGACGTTTTAAGGGTAACTACGCCGGCGCCTTAAGCCTCGGCGTCTTCTTTACGATTAGCCGGGAGGCCGGCTTCTTTTCTGCGGTGCGCCGCTTCTATACGCTCCGCTTCTTTTTCCTTCAATACTAATATTTCTAACTGGGTTTTCTCGTACTCGATACGACCTTTACGCCAGTGGGTGTATATCAGCACCGAACTAAGCACAATACCGACAAGCGTAGCCAGCTTACCGATATCGTTAGGTATTAAATCAAGGAATGTTCCTAGGCCCGTCCCCGTCGTTAGAGTCGACACGGCCGACGCTACTTTCGGATTCTGCGCTAACTCGGTTAGCCCTTCTTTGGCGCTCATACTTTGCCACCGTGTTTATAACTATAGTTAAGCCATGAATGACGATTGAAGCGAAAGCAAGTAGCCCAGCTATCCAGTGTATAACCTCCCACATCAAGCCCGTTCCTTTTTATTAATGTTATCAGCGTCCATACGTAAATTAGAGCGAAGGCCGCGTCGTAAGCTAAAGGAGGGTAGTAGAAGAACCATAACACCCAGCCCGCCAGGTTAACCAGTATCGAAGCGATACAAATTCTATGCAGGCTTAGGACCATCTTAGGGACCGGGTTTATTCCGCTGGTAATAATTATAATCGCCAGGTCGAGAAGTGCCGCGCTCCCGTAATACTGCAAGCCGTCGTAAGAGGATAATAGTAATTCATGTAGTAGCGTAATGCTTATAAAGATAACGGCCGCAAAGAATCGCGGCGCGTTCGGTTGAAGAAACGCGACGATAAGAACCGCATAAATTAATAGCGTTATCGCCTCGTAAATCATTTAACTGGTACTGCCGCTTGCTGCTTAACTGGCTTTTCGGTACGTTGCTTACCGCGTCCGCCTACAGTTTGGGCTGGTTCCTGCTTCTTCGTTTTCTTCTGTTGCTCTGCCATGTGATTATCTCCGCTTAATAATGCTTGACAATATACCAGCAATTCCGGCCGGAGTCGACGAACCGTTCGCCGCGTCAAGTTTATTTTTATGTTCTTGTTTCAAAACGCCGAAGTACGCCCATAGTAAAGTTACTAGCGGGCCGATAACGGCTAATATAAATTGCCAACCGTCCATAACTGCAGTAACGAGGGTTTCGTCGGCAATTAAGACGCCGTACGCCCACACGGAGATAGCAACGATAACGACGAAGGCGACCACATGGAACGAGCCCTTAGCGATATAAGGGCGCGTACTGTGCGGGTTCTGGGCGTCGCTTTCCAGCATTACCCGGACCGTAGAATTACTTTCTTTGATTTGGGTAATGCTAACGTCGAATTCTTTTTCCATAATCGACGCTTGTTGTTCTGGTGGTAGACTTGATATAGCGTTGTTCAAATCGTCCCCCGTAGCTCCTGCAGGGAGTTTTTTATCGTCCGGCAGTAATTCATTAACGGCGCCGACAATTAGCGAGCCGGTACCAGGTAAAGCGACTTGTAACGCCGCGCTACCTACTGTTTTTACAATATCCCATAGTTTCATAGTGTCACCCTGTTTTTAAACCAGCCATAGACGAACCGTTCGTCCTTCTCCCGGCGTTCTGCCAGGGTAATATAGTAAGCGCCTTGTAAGCAGTTAAGCGCCTTAACGAGTGTTTCTTCGTCTCTACCGTCCAGGTATGCGCGCAAAGCCGACACCGTGGCCTTACCGATAGCACCGTCGACCGTAAGGTCTTTGTACAGGCTACCGCGCTTATTAAGAACATTTAACGCCCGCTGCAGGAATTTACCCGCCCTACCCGGCCCCATATTTACCGACGTGTCGACTACTTCTTCCGCTACGTGTTCGGATAGTTTAACCATCTCGTCTCCTTTTACAGCGTCCCAGTATTTAGCCGAATAAATATCGAAAGCGACACTACGCGGCATATCCCGCATAGCGCCCACGTAGCCGAACTGGCGAGCCACTGCGACGGTAATACCGAAGTTAGTTTCCCCGCCCGAGTCGCTAGGGTCGTTAACGTACCCGCCTTCGACCTTGATAATTTCGCTAATTATGCGCTCTTTCATACCGGCATATCCTCGGTTACCGCCGCCACGGCGTCGTCGAAAGCGATATCGAAGAAGCCGCTAGAACTCGGGGTTTCTTTTAGCGTTTCGTTAGTCGCTTCGAGCCAATCCGTAGCGCGGTCATTATCGACACTTTCCCAGGAGTCGACCGGCGCTTTACCGTGCATTTCTTCGAACTTGCTAGCCTCCGCGCTTGGGTCTTCGGAGACACCGATTTTACAAAGACTGTTAACTTGCAATACGTAAATTTTCATAATTAGTTACCTGTTAATACTCTGCCTTCGAACCAATCCGTGTTTAATACGTTGGACGCGCCCGAAGTAACTTTAATGTATTCTTTTATGATGTACTTAGAAGCCGCGAGACCAGCTTCAACCGGTGCGCGAATCGCTACGGTATCGCCCTGCGGGTGCGTACCGTTGATAAATGCGAACGACGGTACCGACTTCTTACCGTTCAATATTGGGCGTGAATCAAAGCCGTTGTATTGTATATCGGAGAAGCTAACCAGGTTGTCATTAATTACGTATGAACCGGGGTCTAAACCGCCGCCTACTTCATGTTTAAACAATGTGCCTGTAATAATGTTGGTGCCGATTTGATGTATTCGTCCTACGGTGCAACTCCAACCGGTATTTACTGGCGCCGCGACGATAGTACCGTCATTACCGCCGCCGGGGTTGAATTGGAGCGACTGCAGACCAATAAGTCGGATATCCGCGTTAACGTTAACCAGGCTGATACCACGCGCCCCGTTAGTGTCTATCGCCGGGAACTCAAAGCTAATGTGGTCAATAAACAAATTATCGCAGTTTGTGACCGAGACCCATTCGTTAAGCGCGTTATCGATAGACATACCGATAAGCGCGAGGTCTTTAACATTATTGAACCGCGCGCCTTTACGTGTTGCTTCGCCGCTCTTACCGGACGCAAAGCACTGTATCATAGTAATATTGGTCGAGCCTGGAGTCGCTGAGAAATCGAAACCCCATTCTATCTGATTCAATGACGAGCAATTTACCATAACCATTACGGCGATAGTCCCGCCAGTCGACGTACAGGTAAAACCGGTATAGGAGTTACGTACAATCAAGGTATTAAGTACCGCCAGGCGGATATTATCGTTAGCGTCGATTGGGTCGCAGAATTCAAAACCTATTGCCGCGCTAGTTGGGGTGGCTTGCAGGAATTCCACAATTATATTCTGGAGCCGGTTGTAATCGCAGAATACGCGGAATACTAAGATATCCTGGTCGGTCTTGAAGTTACCTACCGTAGAGCCGTGCGCGGAATTAGGGGACTCGCAAGTAACGTTAATATTATCTAGCGTAACCGTAGAAGTTATATAGTAGTATTGAGCCGGAGTAGGAACAAAAAGCCCTAGGAAGTTGGCCGCGCAATACGCCGCAGCACCTTTAACCGCGTTTGTATCGTCGGTAGGGTTGCCCGCACCAGTCGCACCGAACCAAGTAAGATTAACTAGGCCCTGGAACCACCGGGCATACGCCCCGCTACCCCCTGTAAGGTCCGACGTCGGAGGCACGTACACCCCGTTTTCACTATCTGCCGTAACCTCCGTTGATAGGTTCGACGAGTCCCATACAAAATGGCCCCCGCGTAAAGGGTCTGTCAGGAACAATTTAGTACCGTTTGAAATTTTGCTAATATCTAGGGCCTGCAGTGCGGCGTAGTTAGTTATAACCTTACCCTTAGTAAAATTTAAAGCCTGTAGGTATTGCGAACCCGTGACTTTCTCCGGCGTCCCGCTGGGTACGATACTCGCCTCGCTTAACATAGCTTGCTGAAAACCGAAGGCGTCATTAACTAAAGACGCCTCCCAAGGTGTCCCGGTACCGTCCCCGGGTACCGTAATATTTCGGGCCGAGCCGTAAGGGTAGTCCGCGTCCGAGGGGTTTATCTTACCCGGGTATTGTGATTCTGGATTAATTGCCATTTTATTGACTCCTATTATACGTATTCTACTAACATACCTAGCCATTGTTGCGCCGGGCAAATCTTGAGACAGAGCGCCTCGAATTCGTCCTTACGTTTCGGGTCAACTTGGGCGATATCGTTTATATCCTGGGCGCCTATGTATAGGAAATACGGCCATTTAGACGTATCGCTCGGGACTATGTATTCTCTTAATTCGGTAATAAAATCCACATAATTACCGCAGAGCGCGGCGGCCTCCCCCGCTTCGGCTATAGCTTCCCCGCACAAGGGTATCACGTCCGGGACTGTCTGTAATATTTTATTAACTAATGGGTAGCCCCTCGGCTCTACTCCGTTCCCCGCTTCGGCGAAGGCTTCGCCACATTCTGCCAGGGCTTCGCCACATTCGACGCCGGGCGTAACCCCGGTAAATTCCCTACGTAAGTAGAGTATGGGTGAACGGGGGGTAACGCATTGTTTAACACCTGGCGCGGGCTCGCTCCCCGGGACCCACCATTCGTGGACGTAAACGTCGAAGCCATTGCTACGTAACGTATCTTGTATGTAGCGGGGGTCCTGGCCGCCTAGAATCTTCCATGTGGCGTCCAGTCTGTCCCGGCGTTCTTGGTCGGTAAGCCCTGGATTAGATAAACCCCACTGCTGTTCCCATGCGTTTAATTCTCTGGTAGTCTGCGGGAATATATCGAGCCAGACTTCGTCTATGAATTTTTTTATAGGAGGGCCGATTCCTTCCGATAACCCTTCGAAGAATTGTCGTAATTTTTTATCTACCGTTATACGCCACGCTCGCGCGTTTGGTAGGAGATGCTTAAAAATACGAAAGAAAATCATACAAAAACCACCGATTCGGCCTTCGCTTTCTCACCGATTCCCAAAGTATAGGCGTCGGTCTGTATGCCGTTCTGAGATATAGTAGACCCGCCAAAAATACCGCCTGCTGCGCTAACTATGTCGTCGATAACACCGTCTACCCCTGTTCTAGTTATGCGGTCTAGCCTAGGGGGTATTGACAAGCCGATTATATAAGGCGCCCTTTGTAGAAAATACTCTGTTACAGCCTGCTCTATATCCGCTTGGACTTGCGCGGGGTTATCAACAGTTAGCGCCAGTACGGTTATAACAAACGGTACCCGCGTTATGGGGAAAGTGTTAGCTAGGGCGTTAGCCGGCCGTCTGCTGGCCAGTCCGTTCTGGTCCAGTTCGATAGAGTCTAGTACGGCCTGTAGTTGGGCCGCTGTAGGTATTCCGTCCGGGTCTCCGGAGCTTTCAACAGTGGCTTCGGCGTATACGTCAACTTGGCCGGGGCAATCGCTAGTATAAGGGTATACGTTAATAATCCCGGCTACTTCTTCGCCCCATATTTCATAATCAGCATACGCGCCGCCCTGGGGTCTTTTCTGGAATCTATCTATGACCCGCTGGCGGTATACTTCGGTACTTTCAGCATTCGCGCCGGTAACGGTCTGGGTAACCACAGTGGCATTACGCGCTACGTTAGCGAGCGGATTAGCGAAAGAGATAATAGCACCTGGTTCTAAATTGCCGATAGCGCCCGCACCGCCGCCGCCTGCCTGGTCGGAAGCTGCCCTTACGGTAGCCTGGACGACTGCGGCGTTTAACGTTACGGCGCCTATCGTAATGTAGGTAACGCCGTTATCGGTGCTTACTAATTGGGTGCCGGAGGGTAATACGCCGGTCTGGGTCTCGACGGTAATATCGATAAGTAACTCGGCGTTAGTTGCTGGCACCGGGTCGCCTACGCCAATTAATTGCCCCCATTCGGTAAGCGGCGTTAATACTACGCCGTTAACGGTTGTTTCTTTAGAGCTAGCCGTCTGTACGAATATCTGCAGAAACATAAACCCGCCGTACTTGTAAAGTAGGACGAATACGCCGGCTAAGGCTTTCGCTAAGACCCTTAAAAATGATTTAGGTAGTAGCGGTATCGTTTGGTTAAGCGACGCTTCTAACTGCGCGATTATATTGTCGCTTATCTCTTTGGTTGTTGGTGTCTGTAGACTCATGCGCCGGCCTTCCAATTCTCTACGAACTCGAAGCTAGTTTCCTCGCCCTGGGCCTCGATATCGATAGTTAGTTTAATTCGGTTAATACCCGGAATACTCGCGAACACAGTAGCGGACGACGCTACTTTATTGGTGATAAACCAGGCTAAGTCCCTGTTCGCCGCGTCTTCTATGCGACGTAAATTTCCGGTAGTAGCCGGTAACGCCTGTAATAAATTCTGGGTTTCGCTATGGTATTCCCTAGCCGGGTCCACCTCGTCGATATTTGCCCACCAGTTAGCCGGATTATCGGCCCTACCGTCGTCGTCTTCATTCCCGCCAAACAACGACAAATAAGCGGACGTTTCTAGCCCGCCGCTCATTGTAACGATACCGCCTTCGACCGTAATATTACCGTCGTCGTCTGTCTGGAATAGGCTAACGTCGCCTTGTTGTTCTGCCATTAGCTATTAAGTCCCCGGTGTCGGTGGTACGCCGAACGCTGGTGTAGTATGCGTACTAAGGGTGACGTTTTGGCTATCCGCCGTAACATCGTCGGCGTTCAATTTCCCACCGGTTGATATATTTCCGCTAGTGTCTATAGTAACACCATTTACGAGAAAGTCACCTCCCGCCGCCAATTCGAACGAGCCGCTACCATTGTCGCCTTTAATAGAACCGTCCGCCTTAGCGTCGAACGTAGATTCCGGCGTCGTGGTTATAGTGCCGCCGTCCGGGCGCAAAGTTACCGACCCGTTTTCGTTAAATACTGTAGCTTCGCCCGTATTCTTAAGCCATATTTCGACAATAACGACGCCGTCTTCGTCCCGGGCGTATATTCGTTTATCGCCTGGCTGGGCTTTTGGCTCGTTAAGCGGGTCCAGGTATCCGATAGCAGATTCCCGGCCCGAACCGCTGTCGGTATTTAAGGCCACGTAGTCGCCTGGTAACGGGTGCGAATCGTCCCCGGCTGCTGCGAAATGCTCGGCGGTTACGTTAGGGCCTCCGCCCGGGTCGACCTTTACGTCGTTAACTTTGGCTTCGTTCCTGGTCAATCTTACGAAAGACAATAATTTCGCTATTCGTCCCATGGTAGCGCCTCCGGAACTTTGCCACTAAAAGAACCTGGTATTACTAAATTAAGGGTAGCGGTTTCCGTTGCCCTATCCCTACTAAATTCAATAGACCGGATAATAAATTCGTATTCGTTGTATATCATGGCGTCGGGTGCCAGTAATTTAATAGCGGTATTAGGTTCCCATAATTTTCCGGAGGGGTCGCGCCAGGTAGCTACGCGAACCGAGTAAGACGCCATGTTCCCAAACATACGCCCCGCTTTAGCTTCTACGGCCGATTTAACGTCGGCGTCTAGTGTATCAGGTGCATTGAAAGTTAAAGGCCTGGTAACGCCTAATAGGCGCGGATTCTTAACGGTAAACTGGGACCCGGCCAGGCCTACGACTACCGGCTCGATACCGGTTATATGGCTGTAGTATTCCTGAGGGCTAAAGAATGGCGTAACCGATAATACGGGCGCTACTCCCTGCTGCAGTCGTGCGACGGGCTGGCCCCCTTCGGAAGACTGTAGGAATGTTAACTTACCGCGCGACGAACTCGATATTATTAAATTACGCTGCTTTGCAAGTTCGGTTAAAAATGCTAAAACTTTTTTACCTGGTTCGCTGGCTACTCGTTCAAACACCGCGCCCTGGTCTGCCTGAAAGTCTACGCTAATACCGAAAGGCGCCGCCATAGCGGTAGCAATCTCGCGTAAACCTTGGTTATCAAATTCCAGCGGGAAAGAACTAGCCGGCGAAGTACAGTCGTTAAGAACGCCGGGCAAAGAATAGCCGCTTACCGATATTATCTTCTGGGCGTTTTCTAATACAGGGTTTACGGTAACCATGGTACCGGTAAATAAGGGAGTACCGCCGACCGTAATAACCACAGTTTTAAACGAGAAGGGGCGGAAAGTATCCCGAAACCCTGGGGCGTCGGCGTCAAAAGGCGCGCCGAATTCTACCGTATCCATGGTGTCGATAGCTCGGGTAATGCGTACCTTATCCCAGAATCTAAAGCGTTTACCGTCTATTAGGATAGCGACCTCGTCGTCTGTACTGCTGTCTGCGGCCTGCTGTAAGTTTTGCGGGGCTTCCGGTAGCACTGGAACAGTTAACGTCGTACCGGCTGTTAGCGGCTCGGCTACGCCGGGGTTCGCCCTGGCTATTCGGTCGGCTTCCTTTTCGGTGCCGTATTTCTTCCGCGAGATACTTTCGAAAGTATCGCCGGTAATTACGCTATACGTAGTAGACAATTTCGCGCCCCTTTGGTACTTCTAAAATTTCGGACCCGCTTAGATTATTCGAGTTTATAAAAAAGTCCAGTTCGTCGTCTACGCTTCCGTAGAACTCTGCCGCCAGGTCGATAATAGTTCGGTTACGAGTTAGAACGACGCGGCGCTCCTGTTTTAACGTAAACGATATTTCTACCAGGAAACCGGCTGTAAGTGCTACGGCCTCCTGCAGTTGTTGGTACGCTGCCCCGGTATCTACTTCGCCTAGTGCCTGGAAGTTGTCGTCGCGCCAGGCGGTAACGTCGTCCAGTTGAGTAAGTACCGCTTCCGCTGCGGCTAGCGCCTCGGTCTTAGTAGTAAACTGATTATTTACCACGGAAACCACGGAGCCGGTAACGTACGTAGAAGCGTAAAGGTCGTTAGTGTGGAATTCGTTAGAACTGCTAGCGTCCGTACTCGGAGTAACGACCGCGTCGTCGCCTGAGATAATAGAGTCCGCCAGGTTTCTATATGCGTCGAGTCGTGCTTCGATATTCGCTAAGGCCCTGGCCGGCGCTTGTATCATTATAGCGGTTTGGAAAGCCAGCGTAAGGGGTTGGGCGATAAGGATATCGATACCCTGGTTAATAGAATCGACTACCGCGTCGAATTGTTTACGTACGTCTTCCTGGACGTCTGCAATAGCTTGCAGCCCGCTAGAAGCTGAGTCTAATAGCGCCTGGTAGTCGTTCTTAAAAGTAGCGGCGTCGACCGCGCTATCCAGGCTAGTAACTTCTTCGAATTCTGCCGATACCGCGTCGTTATACTCGTCTACTGCAGATAGTACCGCGCTGGCCGGGTCGTTTTGGGCTGCCGGGTAAATTAGTCCGATAGTCTCCCATAAAGTAATCTCTAATACGGCTTGGTTCGCGCCCGTCTTTAAGTCGTCGCGGCGGGTAATGGTACCGAACGGTACGACGTCCACGGTTCCGTATATCGGGTGTTCTAGCTTTCCGGTGCCGCGCTCCAATAAAGCGGCCTCGAATGCGTCCGCCCCCTGGTCGTAATTATCGCCCCAGAAGAAAACCCTAAGCGGGTATTTTCTGCCCGTGTGGCCTAGGTCCTGGACGAAAGTACCGTCCGCGTCTGGAAACTCGAAACCGGTAGTTTTCTTATCTACTTTTTTACTTACGTTTTCATACCCGAAGGTAATACGCTCACCCGAAGGCGACGTATAGGCCGCTTCGCGTATTCTGTCATTCCATGCCATTAGAAGGCCCCCGAAGGTTGTAGCGATAAACCAGGACCCAGGCTTCCGCCTGTTACTTCTGCGCGTCCGGATTCGTCGCGGATTGTTACTTCTGCGCTACTGGTTGTACGCTGTTCTTCAATACTGCGGGCTACTCTTTCCTGCGGGCTTACTACCTGGGGGCCGGTGCTTCCACCGCCCGAAGTTTGTACGTCGTCGCCGAATCCGAAGAAGTCCGCAACGCCTCCGCCTATGCTAGAAATTGTATCCACAATGGCGGACGCGGCGCCCTTAACTTTATCAACTACGCCCATTATCTTATCGATAGCGGAATCGAATATACTTACTACCCCCGTCCATAGGTCCTTAAAGAATGCCTTTATAGGCTCCCAGTGCTTAAAGATTAACGCGGCGGCGGCAATTAGCCAGCCTATCGGACCCATAAGGAAACCGATACCCGCGACGATAATATCCATAGCCTTACCGGATTCTAAGAACGCCTGGGTAAGTTCGTCCCACCAAATTATAACGGCCGCTATAGCTGCGATTAGCGCCATAATACCCAGTATGATAAGTACGATAGGATTAGCGGCCATAACCAGATTAACGACGGTTAGGATAAGCGCCAGGGTCTTAAGTATCGTAGCCAGGGCAAAGAATACCGCCAGGCCGATACCTATTCGTTTCATCCATTTAATGATATTACTAAAATTATTTATCAAGTTAGCCAGGAAGCCGCCGACGTTGGTAGCGATTAATTTTTCGTTAACCCTCACCCATTCGGTAGTCTTTTCTATAGCGTCGGCTAGCGGGCCGCTGCTCATACTGAATATTGATATTTTAACGCCTTCTACCGCCGATTTAAGCGAGTTTAACCGCCCTTGCAACGTATCACGCATTACGGACGCCATTCTCGAGGAAGCCCCGCTCGCGCCTTCTAATTCTTTCCGGTATTCGCGTAGCCTATCGGACCCGGAGGCCAGTAACACGTTAACGCCCGCGATAGGTATTTTACCGAAGATACCTTCTAATACTCCGGAACGGTCGGCGGTACCGAGCCCGTCCAGGGAGCCGTTAAGGTCGTGTAAAATATCCACGATATCGCGCATATCTCCGTTAGCGTCTTTAGTGGAAACGCCTAGGCGCTTAAGTATTTTAGCCGCGCCGGTGCCGGGCGCCGATAACGATAGGAACATGTTTTTAAGAGTGGTACCGGCTTTACTGCCTTTAATACCTGAGTTAGCTAATTCGCCGGCCAGTGCTGCGAACGTCTCTATAGACGCGCCGGCCGTGGTCGCTACGGGGGCGCCGTCTTTGATTGTTTCGAATAAGGATTCTACGGTCGTGTTCGCGCTGGTGGTAGTCTTGGCGATAACGTCATTAACGCGCGCTAGGTTAGTGCCTAGCTGGGTGGCGTCTTTCGTCATTAGACCGAAGGCGCCTAAAGAATCCGAAGCGACGTCGGTAGCTGTTGCTAAATCAACCTGGGCGGCGGTAGCTAAATCCACGACGCCAGGCAAAGCGGCGACGGACGATTCGGCATTAAACCCTGCCATAGCCAGGAAGTTAAGCGCTTCGGCCGATTGGCTGGCGCTAAATTCTGTAGTAGAGCCGGTCTTCTTAGCGGCGGCTTCTAGCTGCTCGAACGCCTCCGTACCCCTCCGAATTTCTCCGGGGAATTTAGCGGCGGCATTAACTAGGGTTTGCTCGAACTCGGCCCCCGTCGTAACGACGTTAGCCATAGCCGCGCCAGATATTGCCAGGGCGGCCGTAACTGCTAAAGCGCCACGTTTAACGCCCGAAGCAAATTTCGATACACTGCGGTTTAATTTGTCGAAGCCCCGCCCCATAGAGCGAGTTAATTTTCCTACCCGGTTTTGCATCCGGGAGACGGGGGCCGTTACGCGGTCCACTGCCTTAAATACGGCTTCTACGCTAAAACGGCCTGCCATAATTACCCCTATTTAGGTTTAGTATGCTCTTTTAGCTCCGCGCGTAACCCTTCATAAAAGAAGCGTATTTCGTGCGCCCGTAGCGTTCTGGCATCCGGTAGGCCTGGGTAATCGCGGCTAACCTGTAGCAACATTTCAGTATATACAGGCTGGAACGTGTGGCTATGCTTCCCGTCTTTATCTTTCGGGAGCCTTTCGTCCGCACCGCGACGAACTACCAGGGTCCGGACTAACCCAAAAAAAGCGTCGTTATTGCCATGCAGACTTTAAGGTCCGCCATTTTCATTTTACTAAATACGTTAGCATGGGTTTTTGTAATATCCCCCATAGCCGCGTATAGCTTGCCGATATCTTCCGTTTTCTTCTTACGGTCCATTGCCATAAGAGAAGCGCCCGTCGGTTCGTGGAACGTAATAGCGTCCGCGTCGTTCGTACGTTGTGGGGTAAATACCGGTTCGCCGCTGTCTTTAATAACTAAGGCGCCCGATTGAATCGCCGCGATTACGCGGTCTTTCTGCTGGGTAAAACCTTTACGGTCGTCTTCGTCCATATCGGCCGGGTCGACGTCCAGGTCCATAGAATCTACGAAGCGGTTAAACTCCTGTTCTGCTACTTCTTTCGCTATTTTATCAGTCATAATTTAAGCCCTATTTGCTTATAAGTTGGTGTCGCGCCCCAGGCTTTCGCACTAGGCAAGGGGATAGGGCGCCCGCGCAACATTAAGCCCTATTTACGCCGGCTACTGCTTAGTTAGTACGCCAGGACCCATTAGAGAAACCGCCGCCGTAGCGTTTTGGCTGCTCGTTTGAGTCTCGCCGACTATCTGGGCTGTACCCTGGTAATCGTTACCCGAAGCGTACGAAATAACCACGGGGAAGAAGTCGTTACGGTTAGTAAGTTCTTGTAAGAACTCCTGGTCCGCGCGGTCGTCGTCAATCTCCAAGGTTAAACCGTCCAGCGACAAGGGTACGCGAGTTTTAATTAAACGCGCGGTACCGTCCCCGTTTGCCTGGACTTCGTTTTCGAATCCGCCTAGCTTACGCTGGGCTTCGGCGTCGGCCGCTACTGCGAAGTTGCGACCGTCTAAAGTAATGCTTTCAATGCTTCCGCCTACGGCTGCCATTGTCCTATCTCCTTAACTTTATGCTACGACCGAAGCCGTACCAAAGAAAAACCCGAAATTCAAATCTACGGAAATTATATTCGTATTTCCGCTTAGTTGAACAGTTGTAGAAACGTCCAGACGTTTAGGGTTCTGGTCGTTAATTTCCGCCAGGGTATTAGCCTTCGCGGTTTCTGGGTCGCTGATAATGGCGTTAAGGCCTAAGCTATCCAGCATAGAAGCGACGGCGGCTACTGCTGCCTTCGGTTTCTTCGCCGAACGGTTAACCGTTGGCTGGTTGTCTGGAATCAATGGCGCGCCGTCCCATTCTGGGGTAGCGAAAATTAAATCCAGGTTAAAAATAATATTCTGTAGTTTAACAATATCTACTACATAACGATACGCCGGGATAGGGTCGCCCGTTGGGTGGTAGAAAGTCACTACGTCGGATACGTTAACTACGCCGTCTTTTACTTCGACGGACGAACTACCCTTCTTAATAGCGCTATCGCGGTCCGCGTAGGTCCACTGGTCGCCGTCTGCGCCTGGCGTTAAGCCTGTAGCGTCCTGGCTGCCGTAATCCTGCGGCGGGTTGTTATTCGCTACTTTAGCAATTCGGGCTAGCTGTCTAGCGGCCACAATAAACGGTAAATCGTTAGAGCCTGGGGCTACTAACTGGCCGTTCGTACGGTCCGTTTTACGGGCGTCCGATACTGCAGTCGCGGCGGTAACCGTGGTTTCGGTATTACCGGTTAGCACTACCAGCGGTTTACGAACTAACGCACCCCAGCGGCCTTCGCCGAAGGTAGAATATTTATCTAGCGTAGTAGTGTCCGCTACGTCCATACAGTTAAGGACCATAGTTTCCCATACGTTACCCACTTGGTTAAGTGCGTCGTCTACGTCTGGGTTTACCAGGCCGCCTACTGGCTGAGTAATAGCAAAAGATACGCCGGCGGTAGTTGGGCCTACGATTTCGATAACGATATCGTTAGCGCTTGTACCTTTCCATTTCGAAGCGATACCTACTTCCGTAGAAGTTCCGGGGGTGGCGTCTGTTGCGATAATAGGCATTTCTAAAACAGCGTTAATCGCTGCAGTAGCCGCCGTAATAATATCCGCCACACTGTCGCCCACACTAATAACGAATTCTTCCGAATCGATATTATTAACGCGGACTCGATACGCCGCCGCTTCTGTAGCTGCTCCGCTGGGGGTGATATCCCCAGCCGACGCTACGCCGCTACCGTCGTCTACTAACGGGTATACAGTAACCGGGATAGTCCCGACGCCGTCACCGTTAACCGGTAAAAGCTGTAATACTGCTAAATGGATAGGGGACCCGAAACCGTAAAGCGTCGCCGCTTCCGTCGCGCTAGTTACCTGGCGTTTCGTGGTGTCATAGGTTGAGGCGCTAGAGCCCTGGCCGACAACGGCTAGGCGTTGGGGTAAAAATAAAATACCACCGCCGCGTAGGTCCTTAAAAATTGTTTTTATGCCGACTACTCGCGCCACTGCGGAAGCGTCGACCGCGCTTGATATTGCCATGGGTATATCTCCTCTTATGGCGCTGTATAATCGTAATCAGCTTCGAGGACGATTTCGCCGTCTTCTGCTCTAATCACGTCTACCGATAAAAGTTCTAGCGTTTCGGCTTCCACCTGGGGCGAGAACTCGTTAAATACTACACGAAGGGCTAATCTAGCGCCTACTATTTGTTGCATCTGGCGGCCGTCTAATTGCGGCTGGAAAACTGTAATAGACTGTGGCCAGCGTTGCCATACTAGGCCCTGCAGACCTAAATACGTGTATTCTGCAGCCATTAAGATATTACGTATTAATCGTAACGCCTTCTGGACTTCGAACGAGGCTTCTTTATCCCCGGGAATATGCCCGGTACCGCCGTCGTCTTTACTAAGGCCGTAGCCGTAGCAATCAATATTATAAACAGTTTCGGACGCTTGGCGTTCCGATATATTACTTTTACCTGGTGCGAAGTTAGAATTATCGTACCAAATATTTACGATAGGGCTTCGGTCTGTCTGCTCGTTAAGTAGCTGTTCCCAGGGGTTCGACCGTTCCGTAAAAATTCTTAATTTCCAGTCGTCCGGATTCGGCTTTCCTGCCGTGGTAGCTAATGCTATCTGGCTGGCTACTTCCGTCGTTAGTATCGCGGCTATCTGGTCGCGGATAACTTCGAAATTATCTTGTTTATCTATTAACGTGGAAATAGTCATTATTCGTATAATTCCAGTAATAAAGTAACTAGGCCGAGCGCTCTATCTGGGTTAGATTGCGCTACTTTAAACTTAAAGGCGTTACCGTTAATATCGTTAAATTCTATAATCCAGGGCTTAATACCGGCGTCGGCAATACCACGGGGTAGGGTTAGCCCTGCGGCTAAGATAGAAGATATACGTAACGCTACGGACGCTAAACGGCCGCTTACGGCTTGCCCGGTGTCTGGGTCGATAATCTGCGCGATATCGTCCGAGAAACCCGTAAGAGGTCGAACGGTCCCCGAAGGGTCCGTTACAGTAATCGGCCAGCCGAAACCCGTAGCCCCATCTTCTAAGATAAGGCCGAGGTCGGATTCCGCTAGCTGGCGAATACTCATTTACTAAGCCTTGCCTACGTGGCCGGACTTAACGAAAGCGTCTAACGCTTCCTTACCGCCGGCTAAATCGCTGGCTTTGATTTCGTCGCCGTCTGCCAATAGCCCGCGCTTACTGGTTAAGCACTTACCAGGCATTACGAAGAAAGGCGGTTTTTCGTCGGCTTTAGCTTTCGCTTCTTCCCCTGCTTTAGCCTTAGCTTCTGCGGCTGCTTTCGCTGCAGCGTCCGGCGTAAGGTCCATATCCGCTTCTTTCTTTTCGGCTTTTAAAGCACTAAGAATATTAGCCAGTTCACCGTTATTTTTACCTTCGGTTTCTGGGGCGTCTTTTTCAAGCCCCGCCGAGATATCAGCGATAGCTTTAACTAAATCTTTATTACTTGGCATGGTGTTAGCCTCTAATAATTAAGCGCCCAGGTAATCCCAGGCGCTAAGGTTAAAATTAAAGCTGAGTATCTAAACAGCCGAACGTATCGATAGCCGTAGGAATCATTAGTGGTCTAGCGCCGACGCCTCCGAATAACTGTTCGCCGTCATTAGATAGCCATGCGTTCGTAAACAAATCCATACCGCCGTCTGCATTACTAACGCGGCCTGGTAGTTCTGGTAGCAAGCCGGTAGCTTGTCCGCCGACTAACGCGCCGATATTAGGAATAGCGCCGAATGTGGCGTCCATGCGACCAGAAGAAGCACGTACGACAATCTTACCAGGGTCTAGGAACTGAGTTTTAACGCCTGTTTGTGGGTCTTTATAGCGACCGCCATAAGTCCACACGTCATAACGATAATTACCGATTTCTACGATACCTCGGAAGGTGCCGCCGTTACCGCGCATATCCATAGGGGCGATAGTGCCCAGGTCGATACGTCGGATATCAAAGCGCTTTTGTACTTCGTCGTCGCTAATGAAGTTTTCGAAAGCATCAATACCCATAAGTAGCTGGTCTGGGTCCGCTAGGCCGTCGTTACGTACAACTTCAGCCAGGGCGTTAATATCCGCGATTTTCTGGGCGCCTGTTGCCGTGGCCCAGGAAGTGCCGGCCGTCGGGAAGTGCGTAGCTTTAGGCTTGTAATCAAGCGTATACAGCGCGTTACCGTTGCTATCCGTAAGCGTAACCGTACCCGTCTGTAAAACTTGCGACGCTTGAACTTCGATAGAGCGTCGGATTTTACGTTCGATTTTCGTCATACCGTTAAACATACGTAGAATAATGTTCGCTCTAAAGTCCGGGGACTGGAACGGGTCTTGTCCCGGCATACGTTTAATAAGGTCAAACGAATTGATAGGTAGCGCTTCCTTATGGATAGGAGGCTTAAAACCTTTATTCGTGTAAAGGTCTTCGGAATTCATACGGTAGCCCGTACTTAGGTCTTCGATAACGATAGAGATATCTTCGTCGCTACGGACGATATCGATTTCCACTTCTTCCGAAGTATGGAAGTTTTCCGGCGGGCTCTGAAACAATCCCGAAAGGAATAGTGTAGGCTGCGCCATTTGCATATATGCTCGAAGCATACGTTTAGTAGTTGAACCGCTCATGCTATGCGCTCCTATTGGTTATCAAGAATGTTTAATTCTTGAACGTCGATTGATACGAGGGAGTAGTCGCGCAATTGGTCAAGGACCGCCGCGTCTACGTTGCTACCGTCGCCGTCGGCGTCGATAATTAAGCGTTCGGCACGTACTGAGCCCGAAACCATTTCGCGGACTGCTACGTCGCCGGCACCAGTAGCCGTTACGTCGTAAGTAATAACCGCTTTAGGGATTCCGTTTTCGTTAGTTACGCCGCCTTTAACAAAAGGGACCAACTTAAGCGAAACCGAATCGCGCGCCAGGATAGTTCCTTCTAAAACTGTCGCCGCACCCGCAAAGGTAAGGAGGTCGTCGCGGAACTCGCCGTCTTTAAGGATTACGTTACCTAAATCCACATTGGTAATAGTTATATTCGACATGGTCGCTTACTCCCCTAAACCGAGTTTAGTTTCGATAAGGCTAGCAACGTCGCCGGCCTGGTCGCCGCTGTCGTCTTGTGCGTTAGCATTATCCCCGGCGTTTGCGCCGGCGTCGTCGTCTTGGCGGCTCGCTACATCACTGCGGTTCATGCCTGCAGTCATATATGTAGCTTGTAAAGTAGCCGTCATTTCTGAGCCTTCTTTAATTGCCGACGCTGCCGTCTTCATATCGCCCGAACTTTCGCCCATCATTAAATGGGCCGTTACGCGGTCGCGTTCTTGTGTAGTACCCTGTTGCACCGCCGCCGCGAAAGTTTCGGGGTGCTGGGCCTGTAGTTGTTTAAGGTCCATGTTATTGGCCTCCGGTTGGTTCCCGCTGTTGGCGGTGGTTGTTTTGGTACTCTTAACTGCTTTAAGCGACGGAGCCGCTACCGCGTCAATCATACCGCGCTTTAATGCTTCGTTCGCCAGGACTGTAGAACCCTGGCCGAAGTCGGCGTTAACTTTATCGACCGAGGTATTACGACCGTCGGCGATTGCATCGACAAAAATTTCGTGCATTGCGTCGAGCTCTTCCCGGACCATAGCCTTACCTTCTTCGGTGGTTACGTCTGGGCGCTTCTTCGGCGCTTCTGTACTGGTAATACTAATTTCGTTTTCATCTACCATAAAGGTAGCTACGACGCCTACGCTTCCGATTCGCGCGGCGATATTGGACGCGACTACTTCGTCCGCCTGGCTGGCAATGGCAAAAGCTGCCGAGGCGCCGACGTTAGAAATAACCGCTTTAGTAGGTTTCTTAGCTGCTTGGATAGCCGCCAGGGTGTCGAATAGGCCGTCGAAATGGCCGCCCGGGCTATCGATAGCCAAGGTAATATCGCTAACCGCGTCGTCTTGCTCCGCTGCAGCAATAGCCGAAATAATTTCGGGGTAAGTGGTATTTCCGCCGCCGAATAACATAGCTAAAAAGCTGGGCGCTTTAGTAATAACGCCTTTAACGGAAATCTCCGCACTACTACCAGCAACGGTTAATAGTCTGTTATCGTTTGCGGAGACGTCGCCATTACCGAAACGCGCTTCGAATTGCGCTTGTTGTTCTGCCGAAGGCGTAAAGCCGGCTTTCTGGGCCTGCTGTATTGCCTGGCGGACACTAGCTTCTAGTAGCCACATAAATAAAATTCTCCTGTTATACGCATATTAACCCGTATTGCCGGCTTCGTCAAAATGTAGTTATCCGTTGTTCTTTGACAGGTTCCATATAACGCTGTGTCCTGTTACTGTCTGGCCTCCTAGCACCGTCTGGGACGAGGACTCAAAAGCCATATTTCCTACTGAGTACGCTCGGAACCTTACAATCCCACCTGCTGGGGTCTCTATTATAAAAGATACTGCGGACTTAAACGACTCACTACTGTTAGATATCTCTACAGGCCTTAGAGAGCCAGCATTTATCTGGAAGGATGCCCCGGCGTCGATTGACGTTTCAGAAAAAACGTATACTACCGCCGTCCCCCCTCCGATTAATTTATTAGGGTTGAAAGAGACAAGGCCGTCGGAGGTTTGGGCCTCTCCTGAAACGTTCCTCACCGCCCCTGTAGCCCCGTCAAATAGCTCCCATCCCGTGGCGGAAAGAGTTAGCCCGGGTAAAAAACTGGGGGCGTCCGGGTCCTGGGATAAAGTGAAGTCGTCGTCTGAGAATGCTATAAACCCTACTAGAGGTTCGACCTCTGGGGCTGCGCCGCGAGCGCTTCCGCCCCCGCCAGCATTACCCGGATTAAATGGCGCGCTAGCTGCAGGCATTTTAATTTTACCGGCTTTCTTTTTCTTGCCGTCAAGGAAGACGAAAAGTTCGTTATTATTAAGCTGTACGTCCGTAACGCTTACGCCGTTTTTACCTGGTGCGCCGGTTTTACCCCGTTGTGGGTTCGGCATTTTCTTAGCGACTTCTTCGGCCGTGGGGCTTACTCCGTCTTTCGGTACCGGTAACAATTTAGCCGCCGCTTCTGCGATAGCTTTAGGGTCTGGGCTTACGCCGTCCTTCGGCTTCTCGATTTTAGCGAGTACAACGTCGGCGACGTCTCGAACGGAAGGCGGTACCGCGTCGCGACCTGGCTTCGGTTCTGGGATTAGTTTAGCCGCTGCTTCTGCTACGGCCTGCGGGTCTGGGCTTACGCCGTCTTTAGGCGCCGGTATTTTTTCCAGGACTGCGCTAACGATTTCGTCCGGGTCAGGGCTTACGCCGTCTCTACCATGCTGTACTACCTGGCGGACTTTCTCTATACGTTGTACGTCGCCCTTAAGCGTTGTTACTTCCTGGCGTAACAGGCTAAACGCTTTCGCTAATTTAGTTAGCATTAACGACCCCTCTATCTTCTAAATAATCGTCGAGCATAGCTTCGATTTCTTCCATGTTATCCATGGTTTCGATAGCGTCCGTAGCCACATCTTCGCCGAATTCTTGCTTAAATTCCGCTATAGGTCTGGCGGCTTCGACTTTAAGTTCGTTTTCGCGCTTAAGACGTTTAATATTTTTAGTAAATTTAGTACCCGTAGTAATACGTGCTTCCCTGGCGTTAGTAGACCAGCCTTCTTCGATTAGGATTTTAGAGCCCTTAGCCTGTTTTAGCATATCGGTAGAAGGTTTAATCGAGCCGTACCAGTCTGTAGAAGTCCAGGCGCCGAAGACGTCGTATTCGTTAGGGTTGCGCCACGACTGTAGAAGCCCGGGCGCTGTAATTTTTTGGAGTAGCGTTTCGCTAAGTAGCCATTCGATATAGATAGGCGTACAGAATGTTTCGCCGAAGTCACCCCAGGTACGGTTAATAGCGATTTTAAATTCGTTAATAGCCGCCTGGCTGGCGCTGTAGTTATTCGAAAATGATAGGCGCAATACTTCGGGCGGAATCTCTAAGGTCCACGCTACGGCCTGGATAATAGCTTCCTCGAATACGCCGAAGTTAACGTCCGTACCTTGGCTATTAAAGCCGACCGGTTCTTCGCCGGTCTGTAGTTCTTCCATAACTAACCCTGGTATCTGGTTAGCTATATTAAAGTTTCGTTTAGTGCCGTCGCTATCGGTGGTAGTTGCCTGGTCTCTACGGACCGCGCCACCTGTTACCGGTAGCGTACCCATTTTATCCTCTGTTTTCTTAATAAACATAGCGAGGATAGAATTAATAACAGCTTTACGTTGCGCCGAATCTCGGTAGCGGTCGATTTCTTTTAGCGACTGCATGACGATAGATAGTAACGGCTGGCCGCGTAAATCGTCGAGGCGTTTATCGGTACCGTAGATTAACCAGGATATTTTACGCCCTGATTTTTCACCTACGGCCGGGATACGTTTACTACCGCCGTCGTCTTGGTTAACCCAGTGGGCGACCACACGGCCGACGCTGTCTATTTCGACGCCGTGGCGTATTTTGTGGCCTTTACGTAGGTTAGCGGACTCGCCTAACGGGGTGCGTACTTTGCTCCCGCTAATTAGCTGTACCATGGGTAACTTAGTTTGCTGGGATTGCCTTACAACGACTAGGACGTCGCCGCTAATTAAGGCTTCCATACGTGCGGCGCGTTGAATAGCTCCGAACGTCGATTTTTTCTTCCAGTCGCATAGCTCCGGGCCTTTAGCCCAAATACCGAAACGGGTTTCTACGGTCTCGGTCCACTCGTTAAGGCTTTCTTCCGGGACGCCGATAATAGCTTCGTCCGGGCAGGCCTCGGGATTTAAACCGGTGTTAATTTCGTTAGTTACTAAGCGGCGGATAATACCGCGAGCGTATAAATTTTCGTTAAATAATTGCGTAGACCTGGCGCGAAGCGTCCAGTAGTCGACGTCTTGAATTTGAGTAGCACCAAAACCGCCGAAGAACTTACCGCCGTCGAAAATAGAGTTTTCCCAGGGGGACGGGGAAGTCTGGCCGGCGTATGCGGAAGGCTGCTGTAGGTTGTCCAGGGAAACAGGCAAAGCGCCCGAAACGTGTTCGAACGACCCGTCGTTCTTAAGTCGAAAACGTGGCTTATCTTCTACCATGCTGGCCTCGCTGTTACGGTACCGCTACCGTTAAGCCGAGCTTCCAAAGTGGCGCACCGGTTATATAGCGAATCGATAGTCTTCTGTATGGCGTCTAAGTCCAGTTTCGTAACAGTCTGGCGACTCTGCCCGGTATCGAGCGTATACGACTGTACGCCGCCCGCTAATGCGAGCGCGGCGTCTTCATACGCTACTATTTGTAGCTTAGTCGCATCTATTCGGCCTTGGATAAAAGTACGGTCCATTACATGACTACGCCCTGAAAGTTACAGTTAAAAAGGTATTTCTATAGACCTACAGTATACCCATTTAATCGCTATAGTAAAGTTTCTCGTTTTCCAGGTAATCCCAGAAAGTCGGCCAGTCGACCGTCTCTAACTCGAAATGCTGAATACAAATAGCCCAGGCTAGTATCTCTACCGCCGCGTGGCCGTAACAGAGTAAATCCCACAATTCGTTACGCGCGTTACCTGGTCGGTACCAGAAGTAAGAGACGTTACCCTTTTCGTCCTTACGTTCGCGCCTGGTTTCGACGGTAAGTTCCTTAAGCTGCTTATCCGAAATATCTATCGGGGCGTTAAAGTGGTATTTCTTTTGCTCGCCGGCGCCTTCTTCCCATTCTCGACGAAGTACGGGCGCTAAACGGTCCTTGTAGTGGTCTACCAGGATACGGTACCCGACCGTACCGGCCTGGGTAGTAAACTCGGCGAATTCCTTAATAGTCTGGTTTTTAGCGGGGCGGTCTCGGCCCAGGATAGGGTAGACGCCCGAAGCATAATCGGAACAGAAAGTCGTAACCGTGTCGTTAGCGTAGCCGGCGTCGACCAGGGTAATAGCGACGCGGTACTTTTTGCCGTCGTCGGCCGTATACTCTTTTTCTTCGATAAGTTCGCGTAGGCGGCCCCATACCGGGCTAGTTAATTCGCTACAGTCGTCTTCGTTGCCTTCCACTTCAAAGCGCCAGTAGTCGATAACGTACGGCTTAGAATCCCGGCACCAGCCCATAACACTAACGGCTAAATTTTGCTTATGGACGTCGACCTTACACGTAAGGAACAGGATAGCCGAGCCCGAAAACTTCTTCGCGTATTCGTTAGGGATTGTGCCCAGGCGGTAAGCTGCTCGTCGGTGCGCTGATACGCTGGTAAATCGAATTTTAGAGCCCATAATTTCGAACGGTTCGGCCAGGATATTATTATAAAATACCTGGTACTTACCGATATCGCGGACCTTCTTTTCGACCGGGTCAAAACCACGAAGGTAGGCGCTAACGCATTTATACCAGGGCTGCATACCGATAGGCGAGTATAGCGCCGGTAAGTGGTACGAGCGGATACCGGGCTCTACGGGTCTGGCCGTAGGCGTCCATATTGCCCCGTGGTCTTCGGAGAATAGCCGCTCTTTGTCGTGTTCGTAATGTGGCGTTCCGCAATTTCTACAGCAATACCGGACCGATTCCAGGACCAGGACGCCGTTATCTAGCTCCCACTGGAAGCCGCCGACGACGCCGGTTTTTTTATCGACCGACGACCAGCGTAATTCCTGGGGGAAGCCGCACGACTTGCAAAGTACGTTATATTTTCGCTGGTCTCCGCGTAAATACGCCTGCTCTATTTTCGACGCACCTTTTACCAATGGCGTAGACCCTCGGAAAATCTTACGACGTTCCCAGTAGCCCGAACAGCGGTCGTCGCTTAGTGCGTCCGGGTCGCCGTCCTTGCCTACCGTATCGGGCCAGGCGTCTATCTCGTCTTTCAACATAACGCAAATAGAATACGAGCGCATTTTATCCGCATTTTTCGCGCCGAACGGTACCAGGTAGCCGCCGCCTTCAAATTGTAAATGATTGGCAGTTTTACCGGTTTTACGGCTGTTACCTTCGTCGCTTGAGCGGATAATATGCCCTAGGTCGGAATGGTTAAGCATGGGTAAAAAGTTGTTTTCGATACGTGCGGCCGCGAGTTCTTTATCGGCGGTTAAATACATTATCGGGAGCGTTTTAACATGGCCCATAAAATACAGGGCACCAGATTCCAGTACCGTAGAGTAGGTAATCTGTACGCCTTTCTTAAGGTTTACTTCCCGGACTGGGCTATCGATATCGAAACAGTCGACTATCTCGCGCATAAACGGGTTAACGTCGTAGCGAATAAATCCAGGGATAGACGTAACGGATTCTGGTAGGTATCGGTTTTCTTCGTTGTATTGGCTGGGCGTAATATGGATTACTTCGTCGGTCATTTCTCCGACTTCTTCGACGACCCAGTCGGCGCCGATATTATCAATTTTACGCATTTTTTAAGGCCCTCGCTACTTTGGCCTTAACTGGTCGTATAAAACTGGTTATCTGGTCGGCGACGAATTTTTCGATATCTTCGAGCGGTCTTTCGGCCGAGTGCATGGCCGTAGCGCGCCTGGCGATTGTCTTAGCGCCGTCCGTAAGTAATTTAATATGGCAGGCGTCTATAGGTTCGATAATCCCCGTACGAACTAATTTACGGCTAACGAGTTCGCCTTCGGTGGTCGCGTTCTTAAGTCGCTTTTCGTTAATGGCTTCGATTTTTTGCGTAGCGCTTAACCAGTCTACGAAGCGGGTATCGGTGCCAAATTTTTCTATAAGTTCGCGGAGCGTCATATCTGCGAACGCCTGTATATCTTCTGGAATTTCGAATATTTCGTCGTCCTGGTCCGCCTGGCGTTTCTTCGCTGCTTTAACTGCAGCGGTACCGCGTACGTGTGGCTGCAATTTCTCGACGGCTGCTTCTATCTCGCCGGCCTGAATAACCACAGGTTCGGGATTCTTTAAGCCTCCGGGCTTCGTCGGGTCCCTACCTTCCGGTATTAAGCCGTTAGCGCGCATCGTGGTTATTATGCGGTGGGCTCGGTTGTACCCTATTTTAAAATGCCGCTGCAGCCCAGAAACCGAATAACGGTCGACGGTTCTACAGTGTTCGACGGCTTCTTCGTAGATAGCGTCGAGCCCAGAAGCGGGCGGCGGGGTCTGGTCCCGGAGTTTTATTTCCAGGTACGAAACGGCGGAAGGGTGCGCGGCGTCTATACGCTTCCCGTCTACGGCGTCTTTAAGAATGTTATTACAGGCCTTCGTCACTGCTGCAGCGCTTACGCCAGCCTGGCGGGCAAATTCGGCCCGGCTTACTAGTTTTTTAACCATGGGAGGAGTATAGCGGAATCCCTCCTCGAAGTTAAGAGCGGTTAAATAATCAGAATTTGTGCGAGGGGCGCGCGTCTATCTCGTCTTTCAGCATTACGGCGATAGAGTACGAGCGCATTTTCTAAGCATTTTTCGCGCCAAACGGTACCAGGTAGCCGCCGCCTTCAAATTG